GTGAGGGCAACGTACAAGGGGCCGCAAAGTTTGCAGCTCTTATTACTGAGGATGCAAGGTTACTCGGAGTGTTACGGCAAAATGCCTATTCTCTAAGTGATGTACCTAATCCTTTTGATGCGTGGCTAAATAGTCTCAACGCAGCCTTAGCAGCCTTATTAGCTATGACTCAGGTAATACCAGTAGTAACTGCACTTATCGGTATGGGTGGTTTTAATGCCGGCTCTGCTCGTATGGGTGAGTCTGCAGGTAACGCTGCGGCCGGACTGCCCGCTAACTCTCTTACTGACTTTATGGGTTTTGGGGATGAGCATTTAGGACAACTAGCTAGACAAGGCGCTAACGCAACAACTATTAACTACAATATCAACGCATCCGGTATTGGAGATCAACAAATAGCCTCTGTAGTCCAAAACGCTATACAAGAGCTTAACCGATATGGTAACTCGACTACTTATGCAGGGGCTATCTAATGCCTTTGCCAGTGATTAACGCGGTTATTAACTTTTCTACTGGCCCCTCTTTTGCTCAAGCGATGATTTTAGACCAAGGTATTTTAGGTACAAACGTATTAGCCGATAGCGCAGCTATAATTGTGGACGTATCAGATCAAGTAAATAACGTAGAAATTATTAGAGGCCGTAACGCTCAGGCTGACCAATTCCAAACAGGGACTTTATCGCTGCGTATTGTGGACCAAAACGGAGACTTTAACCCGCAAAACCCTAGCAGTCCTTATTACGAGTTACTCGACCCTATGCGTAAGGTTGCTATCTCAGCTACTTATGCAGGTGTTACTTATCCTATGTTTTCAGGCTTTATTACTAGTTATACGACTACTACCCCTCTTAATGCTAACGACGTGGTGTATACAACTATCTCAGCTGTAGACGCTTTTAGACTGGCCCAAAATGCTCAGATTAGTACGGTTACGGGAGCTACTGCAGGCAACCTATCGGGTACTCGTATAAACCAAATATTAGACCAAATTGACTGGCCTGAGTCTATGCGCGATGTAGATGCTGGACTTACAACAATGCAGGCAGACCCGGGCACAGCTCGTACCTCTTTAGCCGCTATGCAGACCGTATCCACTAGCGAGTACGGTGCCTTATACGTCGATGCCTCAGGGTCCTTTGTTTTCCAAGATCGTAGCGTTACGACCGAAAGTATTGCAGGCACTCCTACAGTATTTAACGACAATGGCACCGAGATACCTTATGCCAATGCCGTTTGGCGTTTAGACGATACTCTCGTATATAACCAAGCTAGCGTTACCCGCTCAGGAGGCACGGCTCAAATAGCCTCAAACGCGGCCAGTATTGCTAAGTACTTTGTACACAGCTATAACCAACAAAACCTACTAATGCAGACAGATGCAGTAGCCCTTGATTATGCACAGGCTTACGTAGCCTCTCGAGCTGAGACCTCCATACGCTGCGATGCTATAGAGCTAGATTTATATGCACCTAATTACAATTTAGGCATACTTGCAGCTTTAACCTTAGATTATTTTGACCCAGTAACTATTACAACAAACCAACCGGGAGCCTCCACGCTTACCAAAACTTTACAAGTGTTTGGGGTTAGGCATTATGTAACCCCTAATACTTGGCGCACGACATTTACTACACTTGAGCCCGTAATAGACGGGTTTATTTTAGACTCAGCACTATACGGGGTACTTGATACCAGCGTATTGGCTTATTAAGGAGCTCGATTATGGCAGCAGGACTAGGCTTTAAGACCTTTACAACAGGTGAGGTATTAACCGCCGCAGACACTAACGGATATTTAATGCAGGGCGTAAACGTGTTTGCCAGTGCGGCAGCTCGTACCTCTGCAATTACCTCACCACAAGAGGGGCAGATGTCCTACCTCAAAGATACAAACTCGACAGAGTATTACTCAGGATCAGCGTGGGTTGCAGTAGGTGGAGCTACAAACGTAGGTATGACTTTAATTTCTACTACAACTATCGGGAGTGCAGTATCTAGCATTACTTTAGCCGATAATACTTTTACCTCAACCTATGATAACTACAAAGTTTTAATAAGCCTTGCACGATCTACCGCCTCTAGTGCTAGCGGAGCGATGATAATGCGTTATAGAGCATCCGGGACTGATAACTCGGCGGCCCAATATAACTCTAATGGTTTTGAGAGCAGAGAAACAACGTTAAGTAATATACAAACTGTATCGGCTACAAGTCAGATTATCGGTTATCTTTTAACTGGAGGGTTTGAGGCGAGGACTGCTATTTCCATAGATTTATTTGGTATTAACTTAGCTAAGCAAACTAGCTGCATTATTGCTCAGGTTGGTATGGACGGTGGCACTCGCGTAGCTTTCCAACGTAACGGCTGGCATAACGTAGAAACAGCTTACGACTCATTAACAATTTATCCACCCGGCACCCTTACAAATGGAAGGATCTCCGTTTATGGCTACAACAACTAACGATAAAATCATCGCACAAATAGGCGATGAATTAGTGGAGCTTACAGGTAACGATTTAATTACCTTTAATAATCTACGTGCTCAAACACAAGCTGAATTAGATGCAGCTAAAGTACAAGCCGATGCTAAGGCAGTTGAGAAAGCAGCGTTATTACAGCGCCTCGGACTTACCGAGGATGAACTAAAAACTATTCTCGGATAATGCTTACCAGTTACAACGGCTGGCAGGCCTCGAAGGAGCCGGACGAGATCCGTATTACTAGCTACAAGGTAGAGGGCACAAACCTTAAGCTGCGATGCGCTGAGGGATGCGGGCCTTTGCTAGCTGCCTTTGCTGCAGAGTTTCACGAGCTCATCGAGCCCCTAGATGCAGGTGCCTTAGATGACTGGGGCTACGCTTTCCGTATGGTACGTGGCACTACCGACAAACTCAGCTGCCATAGCTCGGGAACAGCTATAGACCTTAACGCGACTAAACACGCTCTAGGTAAAATCGGTACTTTCCCTCCTGAAAAGGTCCCTATGATCCGAGCGCTCGCTAAGAAATACGGCCTTAAGTGGGGCGGAGACTACGTAAACCGTAAGGACGAAATGCACTTTGAGGTAATCATTACCCCGGCTAAAGCTGCGGATTTAATTAAAAAGTTAGGACTCAAGTAATGCCTAAAACAGCGCAAGTATCAGTAACCACTACTAAAACTCTTGTAGTCCCCGAGCTAATCGGAGACCAGAGCGTGTATCTACACAGCTCGAGCGGGGCTCTGTATATCGGTGGAGCAGACTTAACCACGGCTAACGGCTACCGCCTCGATAACGGCGATAAACTTACGATTATGGTGGGCGACCACGAGGCCCTCTACGCTATTACGTCAAGTGGCACTGCTAACTTGTTTGTAATGACTCAAATAAACTAAGGGCAGAAATGAGTAAGACAATGAACGAACAACTCAAAGCTGCGGGCCTCTCATATATCAGAGCTGCAGTTAGCTGCGTGGGAGCCCTTTATCTCTCAGGCATCACAGACCCTAAGACACTAGCTAACGCGTTTATCGCAGGTTTAGTAGGTCCACTCCTAAAAGCTCTAGCACCTAGCGAAAAGCAATACGGCATAGGGTCCAACTAATGAAAGCCCTGATAGGGGCGATACTGGGGATGTTGCTCCTATCGGGGTGCGGTTATCAAGGTTGGGTAAGATATGAGTGCCAAGAGTACGAAAACTGGAGTAACCCGGAGTGCCAGCCTCCACGGTGCGAGGTTGTGGGTACGTGTACCAAGGACCTCATACCCGAGGAAATCTATGAGCCGTTTAAGCCCTGAGGATCTACACGCCCGCCTTATTGTATTTATTGGAGTCACCTTAGCCCTTGTTTTTGGTATATCAGTGTTTGGGATGCTCTACGCGCTTATCTTTGTAACTCAGCCGGTCAGTGCTCAGGCTCCTAACGATCGGGCTTTTATAGACTTGCTTACAACTTTAACCGTATTTCTTACCGGCTCCCTCGGCGGCGTACTAGCTAGTAATGGGCTTAAGTCTAAAACTAAAAAAGAGGAACAACCTCCTAGCGTGTCTTAGTCGCATCTTGTCGGTATGTGCCTTTACCCTTATGGTGTACCACTAACTGCCGAGCCGGGCTAAGCTCTCAGGGTTTAGATCGTATCGGCCTTAACAAAGGGCGTAATACAATGAGTACAGTTTTAGAGATACAAGTGTTAATTTATATGTTTATCGTAG